GTAATGATACAAAAGCGCTTGGGTACTAACTGGCTGGTTATGCCAAGCATTTCATTGGGATGAGCTGATTCTTTTTCTGAATAAATAAAGGCTATTGGCAGCCCTGACCTCACTTCATCATCAGTCAGTGCTGATAAGCTTTGCGCAGGTTCGGCACGGCCATTTAACAAAGCGCAGGCTGTTTTTAAGTGGTTAATGACCGGTATAATTCTCATTGTTTTTCTAAAATAATAGTTGCCCAGCCGGTACTATCGGGCTGTACTGCCAAGACGCTATAGGATATTGCATCAATAATTAGCCGATCAGTCCGCTTCATGGTGGTAATTTCGCTCATTAGACAATTAGCAGTAATTGACTCGCCAGCAATACGAAAACCGCTTTCGTCATATTCTGGTGCAACAGTCAATGCTGCCTGCACCGGAATACTGCCAGATGCACTTATCCACGTTGCCGATTTATCACAAAATACCGCAGCAATTGTCTGATTAAGTATGTCAGTATTAAAGGCCACGATTTGCCGCCTTGCTTGCGTAAAAATCCAGCTCATTGCTAAAAATCCTGGCAGATTCCGATATTACAAATTGCTGCACAATGTCGGTATTTTTACCCAGCATTTCAGCTACCGCCGGGCCGGTTAGTTTTTCGATTGGCAGTCGAGATTGTTTTGAGCGCATGAAAATTTGATGACTACCGCCAACGCTTGCAAAAAACCCACCAAAATTATTCGGGCCTTTTACAAATTTTCTGCCACCTGCATTTAAAACTTTTACTGTTACCCCTCTTTTTTTACCGCCTTTTCGCACACTTCGAGATGCAATGCCACCAGATTTGCGGCTTGATATAGTTGCAGTAGCACCGCTAATTATTGTCTCTTGTGCATCAAAATAAATTAATGGTAATCGAGGGCCAGAGGCTATTATTTGCGCCCCATCCTCGATTGATCGTACATTTACAACGGTCATTGCTGCGCCCAAGTCCCGCGCCTTTATGTTGTATGTTTCACGGATTTTTTTACTCACCGCTGTTTTTGCTTGTGCAGCCAGTTTATTTAATGTTGACTTGATAGCACGATCAACGGTGTCGCTTGAAAATGCTTGTCTTGCTGCGTCAACGCCAGTAATTTCAATATTTATCATCGCGACTTTATCGATTTATAATTCAAAAATTGAAAAATTACATTAACAGAAAAGGTCAATACACCAAGCAATACACCGATTGCAGCGGCATGATCATCAAGAACAGATACCAGACCATTAAAAAGCAGTGTGCCGCTGATAGAGTATGTGCTGACAGACACCAATCTTGTTATCTGCTCAAAATGATCTTGCATGGTTAGCTCTTTGCTGCAATACCCAAAAATCCTGCAGCTGTCCCGATTATCGAGATAGCCGTCAGGGCTTTTTCAGGCGTGCTAAAAATCAAAAAAAGCATTGCAGCGATAACGCCGATCAATACCAATATCCCCAATTTTGTTGAGTTTTGACTAAAATCAATGCTCATTTTATGCAGCCTGCATTAAGGTCCATGCCGTACCGTTAGATACAAACTGGGCCAGAGCATTATTGGTAGCAATCGTTGCATAGACTGTTGCCCCGGCGATTTGCTCACTATTGGCCGGATCAATAGTTACCGCAGCAGCTGTTGCATCGGTTTTCCTGACAAATAATTTTGAGCCGGGAGCGATGGTGCTGACACTGGGAAGATTAAGTGTTTGTGCAGCAGTATTAGGGACAAAGACAATTAAGTCACCACTGCCAAAATCACCGACATTCAGTGTTTTTGCACCCGTAGCTGGCAGGGTTATTGTGCGTGGACCTTCATTATTAAACTCTTCAAGATCGACATTTACGGTTGCAGCATTAGATAGTTCTGACTTGGTTGCAAAGCCAATAAAGTAGGCGTTTAATGCCGGGGCGTTAATCACTTGCTTGGCTACATCATCCCACCATAATTTCTGGCCCTGGACAATGGCATTGCTGGTATTTTTAGCCAGTAAAAAAACCCCCTCTTTAGCAACGGCACCAATGCCGGCAATGATGATAGTTACCAGGGCAATACCGATTTGCTGGTTGCCGATAATTACTACCGATCCACTGGCGATAAGTGCACCCGTACCATTGGTATAATCAATTGTCTCGCCAGTCTGTATGAATTTTCTAGTCATTTTTTTTAGCCTTATATCTGGAATTTATTGGCTTAGGCAATAACCGTAGTTTTGCCCAAGCCATAATAATTAAGCGCCGGTATTCTTTTGGGCGCCACGATAGTCAATAGCTGCCACACCGTAATCAAGGCGGACTTTCCATTGCAGGCCATCAACTTCAAAACCTTGCATACTGTCAAGAAAGGGTTCTTGTTCTCCATTGAGAAAGGCAACTTCAATAACCGGGGATTCATTGGGGTCAGCAAAGCCATACCATTCAGTACCGGCAATACGTGGCGAGTCGATCACATCACGAAACAAACCACGTACCCGGTTAGGGCTTTGTAGTTTGTTGGCAGTATCAGGGTCATATTGTGCATCGTTAGTTACCCGTGCTTGGCCACCAGAAGCCATACCGCCCAGCCATAGCGCCGGTCTTAAATCAAGATAGTCATTGCCGGAGATATCCATTTGTTTGGCCATAGCAATACGTAGCGTTTCTATGGCAGCGACTGAAACAACCGTGCCGGTACCGGTCAAGTTGCCATGCAAAGCATCGAACAAAGCAATACCGTCAAACATAATGGGGTTACTGGCCAATAATGCATAAACGTCAGCCTCAATAGTACGACGGGCCGCACGGCCAAGCATTTGCGACAAACCGATAAAGGCACCCAGATCATCGTTAATGATGGTTTGGCGGCTGATATTGATTAAATTACCTTTGGTGGTTGCTGTGATGGAAGATTTTTCGCCATCAGGAATAGATTTGTTTTTTATCTCTGAATTTTCCCCCAAGGCATCCAGATTACCGAATGAACCTAACCGGTAACGGTTATGCGCTCTAAAATCAGTTACCGAACCCACTGAACAAAAACGGCTCCAGGTATCGGGGGCAACTGCATAGGCTTGTTGCAGGGTTTTATGCATGGCATTTTCCAGTAATACCGGAAAATCAGAGCTACTGGTAGTAAAGGCGCGTTTAACCATCTCGCGCTCATCCAGTCCACGGGCATTAACGCCGGCTTTCTCAAGGCACAATTTGGCAATTTCAGTCATTCTCATGCCGCGAAATTCGTTACCGACGTCCATTTTGTCAACACCGGCACGGCCACGGATAGCATTAACACCGGCGGCGATAAACTTGTCACGCTCATCAACAGTAGTTGTTCCATCACTGCGAGTACACTCAGCATCAACAGTTGCCGACCAGTTTTTAAGCATTTCATTTCTGGCATCTTCAGTACTGGTACCGCGCTCAATAAAGCCGGTAATTTCCGCCTCTGGTGTACGCGATAACTTACCGAAGCTACGAATTGTCAGCTGGCGTTCGCGTTCTATTTTTTCACCTTCCGCGCGAATAGCCGTTTCATCAACAGGCTTACTCTCTGGTGGAGGTACTTTTTCTTTAGCTTTATCAGGCATAGCCCTGTCCTCTTTACTGGTAATTGTTACTAAATGAATGTCGCCTTCACTGCGCACTTGTGCACCGGCATCGGCGGGTATAGTTACTAAGGAAATCTCCATCGGTTCCCAGTCGATGGCCAAATAAACAGGAATACCGTCTTGTAGATCAGGCTGTCTTTCCAAACGTTTAAGGTTATAGCCCACACTGATATTTCTTAATATCCCGGCCTTTACGTCAGCAATAATCGGTGCTATTTCAGCCCGTTCGCTAAATTTAACCAGGGCGCGGCCCTCGCCACCTTGAATCCAGGCCTTTTCAACAACGCCGATTACATCATTCAGGCTATAACTACTGTGGTTAGCCAGCAAGGGTGCGCCGTTATTAAGGCGATCAAGATTAACGTGAGCCTTGTCCATACTCAGCTCTTCAATCCAGTCCTGCTCTTCCCAATAATCAGTTTTGCGTACTTGGGCACCGGTTGACCATGTCAGCTCGACAGTACGGCTTGCTTCATCCAGCGTCGTTGGTATAAAGGCAGCTCGGGTATGCAGCTTAGGGAGCTTTGTTTGTTTGCTTGTCATTAGTTATGCCTGTTTGTTGTAACTGGCCTTGACCAGATAATTTACGTGGGTCGCTATCCAGGACTAAACCCAGTTTATCGAGCAACGCATTGTCACTAGCCATTTCAGTAAATAATTGTTCCGGGTCATAGCCTTGCTCTCTGACTGCTTCAGATTGCGTCATTAGTCCGGCGCGAATAGCATCTTTAATCGCAGGTATCTCCCGAACCGGATCTACCATCATTCTTTTCGGCGGTGTCCACTCGACAGTAACATCTGTTATCTGTGCAATAGCAGCAAACCAGCCGGCAACGCCGTCACAGAGCTGCGGAATCAATAACTGCCATAACCATGAATCGATGCTGCGGCCAAATTCTTGCCAGCCCATCCGGGCCGAGGAAAAGTTAACCTGGGACAGATCACCGGTTAAGGCTTCGTAAGTAATACCCAAGCCGGCAGCAATTGCCCGCAAGTTAGCCAGCGTATAAGGACCGTAATCATCGGCTTTCGGTGGGTTAGAAAACTCTATCCGGCGATTGGGCTTTAAGGTGTACATCGATCCAGGTGTTAATTCTGAAACGTCACTAAATTCATCTTCGGTTTCACCAGGCTCATCGGTATAGATAAAGGCGGCAAACAGATTGGCCAGTTTTTGACGGTTTAAATAGGCGTCTTCATAAATATCCAATTCACGTAAGCGAATCATTACCGGAGCAAACCAGGACACACCGCGCTCTTGTCCGGGACGATCAGG